TAAACAGCATAGACAAATACTAAATAATCAAATTATAAAGTCTTGTACAATATCTAAATCACCTACTGGTCAATATTATATAAGTATTTTAGTTGAATTTGATCAACAAGTAGAACAAAAACAAATTAATAAAAATAATGTTTTAGGTTTAGATTATAGTCAACATGAATTATATGTAGATAGTTTGGATATGACAGCCAATTATCCAAAATACTACTATAAAATGCTTGATAAACTTAAAAGAGAACAAAGAAAATTATCCAAATGTCAAAAGGATAGTAATAATCGTAATAAACAGAGACTTAAAGTTGCAAAACTTCATGAAAAAGTTGCTAATCAACGTAAAGATTTTCTACATAAAAAATCAAAACAATTAGCAGATTTATTTGATGCAATTATTATTGAAAATTTAAATATGCAATCAATGAGTCAATGTTTACATTTAGGTAAAGGTGTATCTGATAATGGTTGGGGTATGTTTACTGTATTTTTGAAATATAAATTAGAAGACTGTGGAAAACAATTAATTAAAATTGATAAATGGTTTCCTTCTTCTAAAAAATGTAATGAATGTGGTGAAATAAACCATGAACTACAACTATCAGATAGAGAATGGATATGTAAATCATGTGGTAGTATAATTAATAGAGATTATAATGCTACTAAAAATATAAGAGATGAAGGAATTAGAATGTTAGGATTAGTAGTATAAAATTATAGATAATTATAAATTTAGAACCGTAGGGACTACGGGGTTAGCCTGTTGATACTTTAGTCATTAGACTAATTGAGCAGGAAGCACCCACCTCTTAGGTGGTGTGTAGTTCACTTGTTGGTTCACAGTATAAGAATCAATATATGGGTAGATTAAAAAAACATGGATTAAATGTATTATGGTTTGATTCATTTGATGATGATGAAGTTAGTAAATTAGAAATTATGATTAAACATTCAGATATAGTTATTATTTGTAGAAGACACATTAGACACTATGTTAATAATTTGGTAAATAGGTCTTTTAAAGATGATGATAAATTTCAATTCATAGAGAAAGATAACGAAGATAGTATTGTTGGTAGGGTAAGATTTGCTGGAATTAAATTAGGATTAATTAAAATAGATAGTGATTGATAGTATATTAATTTAATATTAGTAATATTTAAGAATATAGAATTTTTCTATATTCTTTTTTATTGTTCTTTAATATTTAACTAAAATAAAATAAACGGAGGTATCCTATCATTATGCAAATTCAAGAATTAAAAGAAAGAATCCCTGATTCTAACTCCAATGACAGCAATATTTTTGACATAACACAAATTTTAGGAGGATTAGAAATTAAACCTTATCTTCCTGTAGCAGAAAAGAAATTAATTGCAGATAGTATTATTAATAGTTGTATAGAAATAGATGAAAATTCAATTATGAAAATTGACTATTTCAACAAAATTATAATTTCTAATATGTCTTTTATAATAAACTATACAAATTTGGAATTCTCAGAGGATTCTATTGAGGATTATGATTTCTTATGTAAATATAAAATTTTAGATTATATTATTAATTCCATAGATATTGATGAGTTGAATTTTATTAATAAATTAGTTGAAGATGAATTAGAGCAGATGATTAAAATTGAAAATAGTATAGAAGGAATTATTGCTAAAGGATTAAATAAATTAATTGAGAAAATTCCAGACGAAAAGAAAATAAAATCACTTAGTAAAAATTTAATAAAAGATTTAAATAAACTTGATATGAGTAAATTTTCTGAATTAAAAGATGTATTCAATACAGTTAAAGGTGAAAATATTGGAATTGAAATTACTAAATAAGTTATAATTAAAAATTAAATTTAGATAGGTTAAGTCTAGCTAACTTAACTGATAAGAGTGGGAATCCTTGTACCCACTCTTCTTTTATTTTTTAGAAAAATACAAGGGAAATAAAACACGACAAGGAGTGATAATTATGCCTAGAAAATTAACAGATGAAGAAATAAAAATATACGTAGAAAATAATAATTATAAATTAATTAATATACATAGAGAAGATAAAATATTCATAGAAGTAGAATGTCCTAATTCTCATATTTACAAAACATCATGGAATAATTTTAAAAGTGGTAGCAGATGTATGAAATGTAGAGTAAATAACTCAAGGTTAAGTTTTGATTATGTTAAAAATTTTATTGAAGTTGAAAGTAATTCTGATTGTGAATTATTAAGTGATATTTATATAGATAACACAAAATTATTAACAATTAAATGTAAATGTTCAAATAAATTTTATACAACATTTGGTAATTTTCAACAAGGTAAACGTCAATGTAATGAATGTGGTATTAAAATTAGAAGTGACAAGAAAAGGTTGTCTTATGAAGAAGTTAAAACTTACATAGAATCAATAGAAGGATATAAATTATTATCAAAAAAATATTATGGTATAGACAAATATTTAAAAATATTATGTCCTTATGGACACGAATTTAAGATGGCATTTGGAAATTTTAAATATGGTGGTGAAAGATGTTCAGTATGTGCTGGTAGACAAAAAACAATAGAAAATATTTATAATATTATAAATATTGAAGGATATCAACTTTTAACTAAATTAACTAAAACACCTAAAAATATAGATAAATTAGAAATAAAATGTCCAGTAGGACATATTTTTCATATGTCTTATTCAAAATTTCAACAAGGACATAGATGTGGAGAATGTAATAATCATTTTATGCATAAAGACACTGAATATTTTAAGAATGAAGTTTATCAATTAGTTGGAGATGAATATTCTGTATTAGGTGAATACGAAAAAGCAACAATTAAAACAAAAATAAAACATAATATATGTGGTTACGAATGGGATATTACTCCTGATAATTTTTTATCTAGTGGTCGTAGATGTCCAATGTGCCAACATAGAAGTTGGGCGAAAACTACAGAAGAATTTAAACAAGAAGTCTTTGATTTAGTTGGAGATGAATACATAGTTTTAGGAGAATATACAAAAAATGATATTGATATTAAAATGTTTCATAATGAATGTAAAAAAGAATTTTATATAAGACCTGCTAATTTTTTATATGGAGGAAATAGATGCTCGCATTGCAAAAAATCAAAAGGTGAAAATAAAATTAATGAAGTTTTTATTGATAATAATTGGATTGAAATATCGCAAGAAGATTTTGATAATTTAAATGACAAAAATAAATATAATAAAAAATATTTTATACCTCAAAAAAAATTTGAAGGATTAAAAGGCACTGGTGGAAGAGTGTTGTCGTATGATTTTTATGTACCAAAATTAAATCATCTTATAGAATATGATGGAGAATTTCATTATAAAGTAATTAAAATTAAAGATGAACCAATTGAATGTGCAGAAGAAAGATTAAGAAAGCAACAAATACACGATAGGTTAAAAAATGAGTATGCTAAAAATAATAAAATAAATTTATTAAGGATACCTTATTGGGATTTTGATAATATAGAAAAAATATTATTAAAAGAATTAGTATTAGATTAATATAATTTATATTATATAATGTTTTTTATAATAGTCAAAATAAACAACAATATTTTATGGGTGGATTGAGTAGAGATATCGTTAAGAATGATATTAAGAATGATGGGATTGAGATTACTGAATAATAAATGAGATATAAATGTACTTTTTGCAAATATAATTATTACAAAGGTAGGTGAAATAAAATCGCTAGTCTTCAACAACAATTAAGAATCATAGAGCAGAAAATTAAAAAGCAAATTGATGATAGTCTTCGGAAAGAAATGTCGAAATATGTAAAAGAAGAAATAATGAGTGCAGTATCAGATACAGTTTATGGAGCAGGTATCCCCGAATACTACGACAGACGAGCAGGTAATACCTATGGTGGAATGGGAAATGCCTATGGTACAGGTAGTTTAGGCGATCCGTTAGAAATGGAGCATAGTGTTTCCAATGGAATTCTTATGGTAATGGATACTGCTTTGCCTAGTAAACCTGAATCTTTAAATATGGATTTAACTTCAGCAATTGTACATGGTTATTGGGATAAAAGTGAATGGTGGAATATGCCAAGAGACTTTATTACAGCAACTAAAAAAAATATAAAGGAAACTGGTGGACATATAGATGTAATGAGATGGGCATTGGAAAAAAGACTTGGGAAAGGGAATGTTGGTAAGTAAGGTGTTTTGTATATTGCTCATAAAAAATAATTTTCAAATTCCCAATAATAAATTTAAATATATTTCAAAATACCCATTGACAGAATACTAATATAATTATATAATACAAACAACCTCAGAAAACGAACTGAGGAATAAAAATATAAATTAAAAGGAGAAATGATTTAACATGGAAAAAATGTGCAAACCCGATTTAGTTAGTGCTGTATCAGAAATGACAGAGGAAACAAAAAAATTATCTGAAAAAATGGTCGATGCAGTATTAGCAAGTATTACTAAGGCATTAGGTGAAGGGAAAAAAGTACAATTAGTGGGATTTGGTAATTGGGAAATTATTGGTAAAAAGGCCAGATCGGGTCACAATCCTAAGACTTTAGAAAAAATTGATATTGAAGCAAAAAATAAAATTAAATTTAAGGAAGGTAAAGAACTATTAGATGCAATTGCAGATTTAGAAGTTAAACCTGTTAAAGAAAAGAAAAAGAAAGGTGAAGATGAGTAATATGGAAGGATAGAAATATAAGTAGAGAGATTAATTAATTGATTAGTTAGATACATAGATTAATAAAATATAGTGAAGATATTTTATTCTTGTCTTCACTATATTAAAATAATAAATGTATTCAAATCATTAAACTTAAATCTTAAAATTTAAAATTAAAAAGGAGAAATTAACATGACTACAGAAACTATGACAATCCATAAGGTAAACAAATATTTTAATGGAGGTAATTATTATAGGGAAGAAATTTACATATGAAGAAGTGAGAAAATATATTGAAAATTTAGGATATATTTTAATTAGTAAAGAATATATAAATAATAATACTAAATTAATATTAAAAGATTATGAAGATTATTTATATTTTGCTAATTTTATTAGTCTTTCAAGTTACAAAATGATTAGACTAAGGTTTCACAAAGCAAATCCTTATACAATAGATAATATTAAATTATGGTTAAAATTAAATAATTTTGATTTAGAATTGATTAGTGAAAAATATGAAAATGCTCATAAATATTTATTATTTAAAACTAAAGAAGGTTATTTATGTATAGCAAAATGGAATAGTATACAACAAAAGGAAATACCAAGGAAATTTCATAGATCAAATCCATATACAATTCAAAATATTAAATTATGGTGTAAATTAAATAATAAATCTTTTGAATTATTAAGCGATACATATAAAAATAATATAAAAAAACTTAAATGGAAATGTTTAAAAGATAATTGTAAAGAAGAATTTGAAGCAGATTGGAATAGTATATTTGATGGTGGTGGTTGTCCTTATTGTCATGGACTACAAGTTGGTTTGTCTAATAACTTAGCAAATATATTTCCTGATATAGCCAATCAATGGCATCCTACTAAGAATGGTAATTTGACACCTTATGATGTTACTTATAGTAGTAATAAATATGTTTGGTGGCAATGTGATAAAGGACATGAATGGTACATAAGTATAAATACCAGAGTTAAAAATAATTGCCCTTATTGTTCTGGATTTTATCCTACGAAAGAAAATAATTTATTAATTAATAATCCTGAATTATGTGAAGAATGGGATTATAATAAAAATAATAAAAGACCAGAAGATTATACTCCTAGAAGTAGTCAATATGCTATGTGGAAATGTAAAGAATGTGGACATGAGTGGAGAGCAAAGATTTCTGATAGAAATGGAAAAATAAAATCTGGCTGTCCTGAATGTAAAAAATCTAAAGGTGAAAAGAAAATTAGTAATGATTTAATTAGTAAAGGTTTTATTAAAATATCCCAAGAAGAATTTGATAAATTGGTAGACAAATATAATGAATATTATTTTATACCACAAAAAACATTTAATGGACTATTAGGTTTGGGTGGTAAAAATTTATTATGTGATTTTTATTTACCTAGATTAAATTTAATTATTGAATACGATGGTGAATTTCATTTTAGAGTAATAAAAAATTACAAAAAAGAACCTATTAAATATGCAAAAGAAAGATATAAAAAACAACAAATACATGATATACGAAAAAATAAATATGCGATGGATAATAATATAGATTTATTAAGAATACCTTATTGGGAGTTTAATAATTTAGAAGAGATATTAAATTATTATATTAAAATTTAAATCTAAAAGTTTAAATCTCAAACTTCAAAGATAAAAGTTTATTTTTTATTAAAGTTTAAATAGTAAAGATTAAATCTGAAAGTTTTATAAAATCCATGACATAAGGTTTGGGATGATTGTACTTGCCCATAGATTTACCTCATGGCTGGAAAGTGGTAAATAACTAAAATTTTATTATAATAAAGGTATGGGTCAGATGCCTCATATGTACAGTTAGTAGATTAAAGTATTTAGTTATGTTTAGTGTTAGAGTAGTAGAAATTAATCTACTACTCTTTTTTGTTTATTGTAGATTAATATTCATTATAAAAGTGGATATTTTTGTATTATAAATATATTAAATTAATTAAAGAAGGATGTGGTTTAATGCCAAGAAAAATATACAGAAATACAATTACTAGTCCTGAATTATGGGAAAAAGTAAACATAAAAAATATTCAACTTATGCAAAGGTTTTTAAAAGATAAAAATAATAAATGCTCTGATTTAACAATAAATGGGTATGATTCAGATTTGCGTATTTTCTTCACATGGAATTTATTATATAATGAAAATAAAGTTTTTCAAGAAATTAAGAAAATTGAATTTGCAGATTTCTTTAGTTTTGGCACTATTGAATTACAATGGAGTTCTAGTAGATTTGAAAGACTTCGTTCATGTCTAAGTAGTTTATCTGATTTCTTTGAAAAATTTTATGGAGAAGATTATCCTAAATTTAGAAATGTAATATTAAAAGTTATTGATAAAGTACCAAAGAGTGCAAAACATGAAAAGACTATTCTTTCTGAAAAACAAGTAAATGATTTACTTAATTATTTATCTAAAGAAATTAATAGACCACAAGAAGCATGTCTTTTAGCATTGGCAATAGGTTGTGGTGCTAGAGTTTCAGAATTACTTAGAATTAACATATCATTAATTGATGAAAATAATCTTGCATTTGATGATATTTTTATTGAAACATTAAAAGAGATCAAAACAAAAGGACAGGGTAAAAAAGGTAAGCCTTTGTATAAATACATAATTAAAGATATATTTATACCTTATTATAACGTATGGTTAGAAGAACGTGAAAAGATAATGAAAAGAAATAGTAAAGAACACGATTATTTATTTGTAAAATCAAATGGAGAACCAGCTAAAGTATCTACTATTAGAAGTTGGATTACTAAATGGGAAGATTTCCTTAATTTACCATTTTACCCGCATTGTCTAAGACATTATATAACGACTTATTTGACAAGACTTGGTTTAAGTAGTGATTTTATTATTGAAATTATGGGATGGGGTTCGTCTGAAATGTACCACATCTACAATGACTTGACAGCAAAAGAACGTAAATGGAAAGATTTAGATAAATTGAAAGATGCTTTGAGTAAAAATAAATAAATTAATTCATTACCAAACACACATTTTGTCGCAATTTTTAGTTTTATAAAGTCAATAAAATCAAGGGTTTACGGCATCGTAAACTCATAAAAATTTATCAAATTAATAAAATAAAAATATAATAATATCTTGACATACTCTTTCTCATATAGTATAATACTATTAACCAATAAACTACAAACTATATGGAGTGTGAATAATAAATATGAGAAGGACAACAAGAAGATCACGAAGAAATATTGGCACATCAAGGCATAAACTTAAACCTTTAGTAAAGGGGGTTAGAATATTGACACCATTAGTAATTAAATCAATAGATAATGAATTAGATGATAATGAATTAGATGATAATGTGAAATTAACTTGTATGAGTAATATTAAAAATAGAGCAAAAGCAGCTAGAAAAGGACAAAGACTTACTGTGCAAGATGCAAAAATGATTTTGGAGGCAGTAAGAAATGAGAGATAAAAAGAAAGTGGTTATAGACACTAATATATTTGTAAAAGGTTGGTATAGTGAAAATAAATATTGTAATATTATTATGGATATGATTGATAATAGAAAATTACAATTATTTTTTAGTCAAGATACCATTGGTGAATTAGTATATATTATAAAAGGATTTGCTAGAAGATATTATAAAAATAAATCTGATTCCATAAATGATTTAAAAGATATAATGGAATTATTTTATTATGGTACAACAGTTAATACCTCTCACACTAAATCACCTGAGATTAATGATAAATATGATGATATATTTTTGAAATGTGCAATTGAAGGTGATGCGAATTATTTAATTTCAGATGATTTTAAAAGTGGTATGCATGATATTAATAAATTTGGATTTAAAGTTTTGAATTCTAAAGATTTTTGTAAGATGATGGAAGAATGTAATGTTAGTAATGTTAATTAAATAATTATTAGATTGATTAAATATTTAAATAATTAGAAATAAGTGACTAAGATTATAGTGAAATAAATCTTAGTTGCTACTTGTGATTATTTAGTAGAAACAAAAACTCTCTATCTACCCCTACTTTTGATAAATACATACTGATAGTGTATAATATATAATAGGAGTGTGATTTATAGTGAGTAAAATAATAAAGATAATAGATGGTACAGAAATTCATAAAGTCCTTGAAAAACATTTTAAAAAAATTGAACAACAAATAAGTGTGGATATTGAAGTTAAAATTAAAGATAAAGTTGAAGAATATCAAAAGAAAACAGGCATTACTAAAGCATTTATAGCTGATAAATTGGGTATATCTCGTCAGGCATTATCCGAAGCCTTTAAATCTAATAATCCAAGATTAGAGACATTAATTAAATTTGCTATATGTTTAGATTGTAAAGTTGAAGATTTATATGAATATAGTCAAACAAGTGGGTTTAAAAATAATTCAGATATTCCTGAAAAATAATCAAGATATAACTTGACATTATTTATTGATGCCTTTATAATATAGTTTATAAGGTGATTGTTGGAATTATAGACAATCACGATATAGATTAAATTATGGAGGTTTTATTTATGAATTATCATCAACTAACTAAATTGCAATTTGAAGAAATTATGGACGAGTTATTAGGAAAACCTGTATGGTTGGAAGTTAGGACAGATACGGTTAGTGTGAACGTGCTGTATGATGGATTTGAATTTCTTAATTTTTTGAATGGTAAGTATCAATTTGGTTTTGAAAATTATGATGAAGAAAAAGAGTATAAGAATTTGTTAATTAATCAATCTGATATTCTGGACATACATAGGAATCCTTTTGCTCCTAGTATGAATGCTGAACAAATTGTTTTAAGTATGATTGATTTTACGGAAATATTTGTTGAGTATAATTATTAGGAGTAGGAGGTATTGAATATGTTGACGAGAAAACCGATTATTTGTGCAGAGGGTTCAGAAAATTTGTTGCTGTGTAATTATAAATATTTTCATATAGGGTATGCGTTGAGTGTAGAAATAAAATTTTTTACTGATTTAAAATATAAGGAATTTGAAAATTTATTGGATGGTAAGTATACTGGACAACAGATTGAGAAGTTTGAGTTGACTGGTAGGTTTTGATTATTATTGATTGAGAAAATAATTTTATAGGGATAAGGTTAGTCCGTACAACTAACTGATAAAGGGGTTGATAATCTCCTCATAACCCCTCCCTATTATTTTTTTAATGATGGTTTTATAAATGAGGAGAGATGTAAAAATAAAATTTTAAGAGGAGAGGATTTTTATGGGTAAACTTTGGTCAGATGAAGAAGTGTTGTTTTTAAAAGAAAATTATATGACTATGACAGATGAAGAAATTGCAGATGTATTGGGTAATAAAACTAAAAAACAAGTGAAAAGTAAAAGAGGACATTTAAGATTGACAAATAATTTTAGTAATAAACCACCTACCCAAGAATATGTGAATAAGTGTTTTGAAGAAAAAGGATGTATATTATTAACTCCTTATATTCAATCACATATAAATTTAAAATATATTTGTAAGTGTGGTACACCAAGAGAAACTACTTTTGGTAAATTTATGAATCAAAAACATGGTTGTAGAGTATGTACTGGATTAGAAAAATATACTCAAGAGCAAGCCGAAAAATATTTTGAAGACAATGGATGTAAATTAATAAGTGAATATACTGGAGCAAATGATGATTTATCTTATATTTGTTCCTGTGGCAATGAAAGTAAAATAACTTTATGGAATTTTAGAAAAGGCAATAGATGCAAACTATGTGGATTAAAGAAATTAAGCGATCAACTTAAATATGATATTGAGCATGTAAGACAAATTTTTATTGAAGGTAATTGTGTTCCGTTATTTACAGAATATAATAATAGTAAGGAACCATTGGATTATATATGTGAATGTGGGAATCAGGCAAAAATTGCTTTATCTGATTTTCAAAATGGTAAAAGATGCAATAAATGTAGAGTAGAAAGAATTCATAAAACAATGTATGAAAATGGGACACAACAATGTTCTACACAGCAAAGATATATACATAGTTTAATTGGTGGAGAATTAAACTACCCAATTAAAGAATCTTCTCTTGATATAGCTTTTATAAATGATAAATTATATGTAGAATACGATGGAGGCGGTCATGATTTAAGTGTTAAATTAGAATCTACGACTCAGGATGAGTTTGATAAAAAAGAAAGAAATAGGAGATATGCTTTATATCGTAGTGGTTGGAAAGAAATAAGAATTATTAGTAAAAAAGATTATTTACCAAATGATAATATAATATTAGAGATGGTTAATTATGCAAAAGAGTATTTAAATACTGGACATTCGTGGATTAAATTTGATATTGATAATCAATTAGTTAAATGTAGTCAATTTAATATAAAATATAATTATAATACATTAAGACGAATTAATAAAGAATTAATTAATTTATAAAAATATCTTGCATATTCTTCCTATATCATATAATATACATATAAAAATACAAAAACAAATGGAGGAATATATATGTATAATAATATAAATTTATATTTTTTATTTTTTATAATATTATTTTCAAGTGGTTGTAGTCCTAATAATACATATCAATCAAATACAAATAATATAGACAATACAATAAACACAACAAATGAGCAATCCAACAAAATCCTAGATAAGAAATTACAAAGTTTAATTGAACTTGCTAAAACTTACAAAGGGAAACAAGGAAATTTATTAAATGAGAATAAAATTGATCTTGGTGGTATAAATGGATATATAGTAATATTCACTCCTTATTTTGAAGTGACGTTAGACGCATTAAAAAATATTCAAAATTATCAAGATTATAATTTAGAAAATGCTAAAAACAAATATTATGAAACTAAAGACATATTTGCTATTTTTTGCTTTCTTTATGGTAATGAACCTGATTTTATGAAAAATCCTACAACAGTTATTAAAATTGGAGATAAAATAATTCATCCTACAGATAGTAGTGGTCAACAATTTTCTAATACATCTGAATATTTCCCTGATCCTGCTTATATTGGTGGATGTATTTCTTATTTTAATATTTCTGATTTAGGAGATGTAAAGAATTTTCAATTTGCTATTGTTATTAATGGAAATGAAACTAATTTTGATGTTGATTTAAGTAAAATTAAATTTAATGAATTTTAAGAGTTGGTTAAGTACCAACTCTTTTTTATTTTTAATATAAAGGAGTTGGTAAAATAAATGTCAAATCAAAACGACCTTGCTATATATTTAAAAATCTTGATCGAAAATAATTCCAAATCAAACATAGTCACAGAAACAGATAAACTTATTCAGACACTTCAGCAAAAACTAAATAAAATAACGATTGCTCCTACTATAAAACTACCATCAACCGCAAATATATCAGATATAGTTAATAAAATAAATAAATTATTATCTGCAAGAATTGAAGCAAGTGTTAATTTAAAAAATATTAATTTAGGTAATTCTGGTAATATCCAAGCACCTGTTTCAAAACAACATACTCAAATAGTTAAAGAACTTGATGGTACTGTAAAAAAATATTCTGAAACAGTAAAAAAAAATGGTGAAATAGTACAAAAAACTACTGAAATTATAGATAAAAATAAAATTACTAAACAGCAATCTGCATCATCTCAAGTAGTAAATAATATTAATAAAGAAACTGATGTAGTAAATAAATTAAATAATGAATATGGTAAATTAATTAGAACTGTTAAATTAAAAAAAGCTAATGGTGATCCATTAAGACAAGATCAAACTTATTTAAATTCTCAAACTGGAGTTAAAACTACTGTCACTTCTAGACCAAATCAAGAAAATATTTATAGAACAGATAGTGATTTTGGTGCTAAGAAAAATGCTGATGCTTTAAAAGAACAGATGAAATTAGCAAGGGAATCTGCAAAAATTGCTAAACAGTCAAATGATTATCATCAATCGTATTATAAAGTACAACAAAAACAATTTGATGATAATAATAAGGAATATTTACGTGGAGTAAAATTAAGAGAAAAAGCAGATTTAGAATCAACAAAAAATAGACAAAAATATATTCAAAATAGAGTTAAACAAATGCAACAAGAGCAAAAACAACAACAAATAACTACTCAAAATAATGTTAAATTAATGCGTCAAGAAGCAGAGGCAAGATTAAAATATTATACTAATAGTCAAAAAATAAAAGGTACTGATTTTAATGCTGAAAATGCTGAATATCTCAGAGGTGTTAAACTTAGAGAAAAAGCTGAACAAGATGCCCAAAAAATAAAGCAAAAACAAATTCAAGATAGTGTTAAATTACTACAACAAGAGCAAAAAGAAAGAGAAAAAAGTGAACAAAATTATATAAAATCTCTAAGACAAACAGCAGAAGAAAAATTAAGATTACATCAAACAAGTGTTAAATTAATAGATCAAGAAAATTCTGAATTTCTCAGAGGAATGAAATTAAGAGAAGCAGAACAACAAAAATTTATTGCAAATCAAGAAAGAATAGCCAAACAACTCAATACAAAAACCCAAAATGCTTTAGGTTTAGGTGTAAAATTTAATAACTTATCACCAGAACAATTAGCACCTTTAGAAAAAGCATTAAATAGATATAAAACATTAATAAGTAGTATGCAACAAAAAAATATATCTGGTCAAGTAGTTTCTGATAAAGATTTAGAAAGATTATCTAGATTAGAAAATGCAATTAAAAGAGTTTATGATTTAACTAGAATTGCTAGTAAAGATTCAAGAGGATTTAATTTTGAACAATATCCTAAAATGCAAAATGCCGTACATGGTGCTACTAACGCTCAAAATTATTATAATCAATCTATTATGCATGGTAAAAAATTACTAGAGGCCAATGTTCAAGAAACTGAAAAATACATAAAAGTAACACAAAGATTAAGAGATGGTTCTAAAATAACAAATGTAACTGCTTATGTTAATAAATTAACTGGTGAAACTCACAAATTTAGTGAATCCATGAAAGATTTAATGACTAGAACTTATGATATGGGTTCTGCGTTTAAAACTGCACTAAATAAAATTATGTTGTGGGCTGGTGCAACTGGTATTTTTTACAATGTTACCA